CGCCACGAAGAGATCGACCAGGGCTCTGACGAGCTGGGTTCGCAGAAGGACTGGAAGGTGAAGACGGCCTGCACCTACTACCGCGAGACGATCAACGGCGTGGTCGAGCTGGAGATCGACTTCCTTGCGCGGATCTTCCTGGTCGGCGGCGTCGATCGCTGGGCCGAGCTGCGCCGCATCACGCGCTGATCCCGCGCCGTCTTCTCCCCCTTAGTCTTCCGAAAGCACGAACATGTCCAAGGCCCTGCCCGCCGCCGCCCGCGCCGCCATCGACGCCGCCGCTGAGAAAAAACGCTTCGCCGTTGTGGAGCTCGACAACCCGCTGAAGCGCGGCGACCTGGTGATCGAGAAAGTCACCCTGCGAAAACCCATGGGCGGCGACCTGAGCGGCACGAACCTGGGCGACCTCTACAACATGAACGTCCGCGCCATGTCGGTCGTCATCCCCCGCATCTCGGATCCGATCATCCACGGGCCGGAATTCATGGCCATGGACGGCGAGGACATCGCCGCCCTGTCGGGCAAGGTGGTCAATTTTTTGCTGACGAAGCGTCAGAAGGCGGACGCTGGACTCGAAGCGTAGACGACGCCTTCGCGGACATCGCCGCTGTCTTTCACTGGCCGCTCTCGGCGATGTCCGACCTCCCGCTTTCCGATCTGATGCGCTGGCGCGACCTCGCGGTCGCTCGCTGGAACGCCATGCACGCGCCGCCTGAAACCTGACGCCGTCTCCCGAGCCCGCCCTGCCCCATGGAAAAGAAGCTTGAGCTCCGGCTGATCCTGGACGCGGTCGACAAACTGACCCGGCCGCTGCGGGCGGCCAACCGCGAAGCGGCCGCTGCGAACCAGGTGCTGCAACAGACCAAGGCCAAGGTGAAGGAGCTCGAGGCGGCGCAACGCGACATCGCCAGCTTCAAGGGCATGACCACCCAGCTCGGCCAGACGAGCGGCGCCCTGCAGGCGGCAAAGATCAAGGCCGATGAACTCGCGCGCGCCCATGCTGCGGCCGAGAATCCGACCAAGAAAATGACCGCCGCCTTGGGCCGCGCGGAAAAGCAGGTCGAGGGCCTGCAGGCCGAAGAAAGCAGTCGGACCGCCCAACTCGATCAGATGCGCTCCAAACTGGACGCGGCGGGGATCTCGACCAAGAATCTGGCCGCCCATGAGGCGCGCCTGAAGGCCGAACTCGCCGACGGCAATTTCCAGCTCGCCCTGCAGAAGGACCGTGTGCACCAACTCGCGCAGGCTGAAGCCCGGCTGAAGGCGGCTCGCACCCAATACGACAAGACCCAGGCCTTCGCCGGATCCATGCAGGGCGCAGGCATGTCGGCCATCGGTGCGGGCATGGTCGCGGCCGCGCCCCTGGTGGCGTCGGGCGGCCTGGCCGTGAACTTCGAAGACGCGATGCTCGACGTCAAGAAGGTGGTCGACTTCGAGACCCCCCAGCAGTTCGCTCAGATGTCCGACGACATTCTGACGCTGACCACCCGCGTCCCGATCGCTGCCGAGGGCTTCGCCGCCATCGTCGCCGCCGCTGGCCAGGCCAAGATCCCGCGTGCCGAGCTGATCGGGTTCGCCGAGGACGCGGGTAAGATGGGGGTCGCCTTCGATTCCACGGCCGACGAAGCCGGGAAGATGATGGCCACCTGGCGCACCGCCTTCGTTCTCACCCAGCCCCAAGTGCGGGGCTTGGCCGACCAGATCAACTATCTGGGCGATAACGGCAACGCGACCGCCCTGCAGATCT